GCTGTGTGATGAAGGGTATAGTAACCTTACTATGGTAGAAGAACTCAAAATAGCCGGAACCATTGAGAAGCTAATGCGTTCAGCTCTTGACTGTGATTTGGATGATTTTGTTGAAACTATCAAGAGGCTCTGGGTTAATGATGCAGATCTTATTTCCGAATATGGGGATCAGGCTGCGTTGTTTGCCTACTGCTCTTCTCAATATGAACTTCGTAAGGTAGATCTTAAAGAGTTAGAGGCTTCGGTGGATGCTGAGGTTAGGAGCACTCTAAAGGGGGGAGAAGATAAGGTAACTGAGGCAAAGATAGGGGCTTTGGTTACTGCGGATGCTACTGTAATCCTAATGAGAAAGAAGGTAGCTCTATTAACTGCTCTTACTGAGGCTTTCAAACAAAGGACTCAGATGCTCATAAGTATTGGAGCTGATAGGCGTGAAGAGCAGAGAGGTACAGAACTACCAATACCTAGAGAAGATCGTTCGGCAATTCTGGATAATCTTCAGGAGAGAGTATTAAAAGTGAGGGGTACTACACCTTCACAGCGTAAGGCTGTAAGAGAAGAACCTACGGGGAAACAGCCGATTAAGAAACTTCCCCCTAAGCGAACTATAAAGAAATAACAACGGAGGACGAAGTCCAATGGTCGAGACCAAACATAGACGTCCGGCGGTCGATGTAGATAAGGTTCTACAGACCAAAGCGGATGTCGCAAAGCGGATGGAAGGACGTGGTGAACTCACTTTCTGGAAGCCAGATTGGGGAGAGAACCATATCCGAATCCTACCTCCTTACAGTGAGGCTGGGATTTTCTGGTTTGATGTGGCGTACCATTATGGTGTCGCCGTCGATGGTCAGGGAGTCTCTCGTCAGGTTGTGTGCCTGTCGTACGGCTCGGACCCTGATAGTCCTGACCCTTGCCCGATCTGCGAGGAGATTGCGAACCTCAAGGCCTCTGGAAATGAAGATGATTCTGCTAAGGCAGACTCAATGAAAGCTAAGCCCCGGTTCTATCTTCAGATTATAGACAGGGCAAATGAGTCTTCTGGAGTACAGGTCTACATGGCAGCTCCTACAATTGCCGAGAAGATCTTCGGATTTTACTCCAGTAAGATGTGGGGAGACATAACCGATCCTGAAAAGGGTTATGACCTTATCCTGATCAAAAAGCGGAGAGCTGGAGCTTCACCTAACAGCACGAAATGGCAGGATACGGAGTATGAGGTACAGGGTAATCCTGAGAAATGCCCGACCATGTCCGACAACGAGGGCAATCCCACGTACGACTGGGAAGAGCAGATGGTTGAGTTGGACAAACTGCCCCGTAAATATTCTTACGAGGATCTGGCTACCATGCTGGAGACTGGTGAGTTTATTGAGTGGGAAGACAAGACAGCCAAGGAAGAGAAGCCGAAGGCTGCTGGCAAACCCGCTGGCAAGCCGAGTGCGAAAAAGGAAGAAGAGGATAACGGGGAGCTTTCTCCTAAGAAGGTCCTGCAGATGAGCGAGGATGAGATGCTGGAGATGCTCAACGAGTATGAATCCGGCATTACGGACTACAGTGATGAGGAAGACCTCCGGGAGAAAATCCTATCAGTCTTCTTTGATGAGGATGCAATTGCCGAAGCAAGAGCTGAGTTAGAAGCCGAAGTTCAGGAGCCGGAAGAAGAGCCGGAAGAAGGGTCAGGAGACCTGAGTCCTGAGTCGGTTTTTGACATGACAGAGGACCAGCTTAAAGCTCTGACTAAGGAGTATGACGCGGGTATTGACGCCGATGATTACTCTGATGTTGAGTCTTTGCGTGAGGCAATTCTGTCAACCTTCTTTGATGAGGCTGATGTAGAAGCCGCCCGTCCTGCTCCACCGCCCAAACCTGAGCCGAAGCGTCCTATTCCCAAGAAAACTCTACCGACAAAGGCTGTCCCTAAGGAAGAGCCAAAAGGTAAGGTAGTCCCTAAGAAGTCTACCGAGATGGACGACAAGACCTCCGTTGGAAGTGCGACCAAGGATCTCAAGAGGAGAGCTACCAAGTTTCAGAAGTCCAAGGAAGCCACTCCTCCTCAGGCCACGACTGTGAAGAAAATTCCGGTCAAGAAAAAGTAGCTGACAGGAAGCTGGACCCTTAGGAACGCCGGGGAGTGGAAACACTCCCCTGTGTTTTCTGGAGTAAAAACATGGCAGACCTAACAAAACATCTTAAGAAAAAGTTTGGGGAAGAGGCAGTACAAAGTCTAGATGAAGAGTCTGTGGTCTCTAGAGTAGACCATGTTTACAAGACTGGAAGTCTAGCTTTGGACAGGGCATTAGGAATAGGAGGTATTCCCGGTGGGCGTATTGTTGAGTTGTATGGGACAGAGGGGTCAGGGAAGACTACATTAGCCCTCTCGATTGTTGCTAGAGCGCAAGCATCAGGGGCAACGGTACTTTATCTAGACACAGAGAATGCTCTAGACCCGACTTATGCAGAAGCAATTGGAGTCGACACCAAAACGCTAATTCTTTCCCAGTGTGATAGTATAGAATCAGTATTTAGGTTGCTTAAAGAAACAGCAGAATTTGTAATGGGAGAGACAAAAGGAAAAGACAGGCCAAATGTTCTTGTCATTTGGGATAGTGTCGCTGCTACACCAACAGAAACTGAACTTTCTGACGATAAATTGGATAGTAAGGAAATGGCTCAGGTCGCAAGAGCTATTTCTACAAATTGTAGGAAGGTATTTGGTAGGGTAGCAGAAGCGAAGATAACATTTATCTGTATCAATCAGGAGAAAGAGAAGTTAGGGGTTATGTTTGGTTCCCCATCCACAACTCCTGGAGGAAAAGCCCTCAAGTTTGCATCTACTATAAGAATAAAGTTACGACAGGGGACAAAGTTACAGGAAGGGGGGGAACATATTGGGCAACTTATGGGGTTTAGGATAGAAAAGAACAAGGTTGCTCCTCCATTTAAGACTGGAGAGATACCCCTAATATTTGGGAAAGGTTTTGACTATCCTAGGGAGTTACTGGAAGAAGGAGTGACCAAGGGTTTAATCTCTCATTCAGGAGCATGGTATACCATTGAGGGGGTAGGTGAGAAATTCCAACGTAAGGATTGGGATGAGGTTTTGAAATCATATGAGGATTTGGAGACGTTGATCCTCAATGGGTAACAAGTACTCCCCAATAATTCCTGTGTCATCTGACTTGCATGGTCATTTGTACACACCCCATTCTAGAATGGATGGGAATGGATATAATACCCGGTTGATGGTATGCGCCAATGCCTTAGAACAGATAGGGAAGTATATATCTGAAATACGAGATGACAGTAAGGACGAATGGTGCAAGGTATCCCACACGGCTATTATGCACTTATTCTGTGGGGACTTTATACATTCAAGGATAGCCTTGAATACTGTAGTAGGGAATGTTTTAAGGTCATCACTGGCTGAGCTAACCAGAAATAACATATGGACCTTTGCTGATATAGGAAATCATGATATGTATTTGAGAAAAGAGGGGGAAGTTAGCCTGTCTTTATTTGAGCCTGACCTATCAGTTAGAAGAGGAGGGCATAGTTTCCAATTGACGACCGGGGAAGTGCTCTATGTTTCCTTCATACCGTATACGGCTGACCAAAATGAACTTCGTTCTAGAATTAAAGCTGCTGAAGAAAAGAAGGGTGACAAGAATATACTTGTAGTTCATACAGGGTTGAGAGAGGCGAGTACCGGAGTTTATGGGTATAGACTGAAAGATGAGATACCCGTGGATATTCTTAAAGAGTTGGAGTATGATTGGTGCTTTGTGGGTCACTACCATATTCCTCAAGACTTTGGGAATGGGGTTATAATCCCTGGATCTATAGTTCAGCACACTTTTGGGGAGCGCGGGGATCCTCATGGGTTCTATGTGATTAACGTAGTGGATGATAGCTACCGATTTGTCCCGTCCGACTCTCCTCAGTTTATTCAGGAAGAATTAAAAATAATACCGGAGAATCCAAAGGAAGAATGGGTAGGAAACTATGTTAAACTGGTTTTTGAGGATGTGGATTTATACAATCAGGCTCAGCAATATGTGGAAGGATATAAAGAGTCTGGAGTGTTGAGTGTAGTTAGGGAGTTAAGAACAAAGGGCAGGGTTTTTGAGAAGGGACCAGTTGATACTCAAGTTGAGTATGGAATGTCCATGTCGGAAATGGTCACATCCTTTGTCAAGAGACATGCAAAGGAAGAAGATAGGGAGGCTGTGCTAGAGCAGGGATTGAGATTGATACGAACAGTGGAGAGTGAGACATGAGGACCGAGATGGTAATTGGTACAATAGGCACTATGAAATCAGGGGCTACACTTATTTTTAAGTATGCTCTCGAAGATAAAGAGAATAGCCCTGCTAGATTGATTGTAGAATCCTTTGTGGATACTTTCAATAGTCTAGCTGATGATACTATTAAGAAACTCAAGGATCTTCATGGAAAACAGGTGATATTAAAGAAAGATGGCTAGGCTTAAAGAGATAGAAATCTGTGCATTCATGTCCTTTGATCACGTTGTCCTGTCTCCTCCTCAGGGACTTGTGCTTATTGAGGGGATTGTCAAGGATGCTGTGGGTACAGATTCTAATGGGGCTGGAAAGACAAGTCTGTTTGATGCTATAACATGGTGCGCCTTTGCGAAGACCATGCGGGGATTGAAGGGCGACGAGATTATCAATGAATTCTTAGAACAGGGGTATACCTTCGTAAAAGAGACATGGGAGCTAGATGATGAGGAAGAACTGATTATAGAGAGATACCGGAAGCATTCAGAATACAAGGATGATTTGAGGGTTACTTACTCTGGAACAGATATTTCAGGACCAACAGCACAAGAGGCTATTGAAGGATTACTTGGTATTTCGTTTAATGTTTTTACCCACAGTATCATGTTCGGACAGGAGATTGCCAAGTTTGGAAGTCTTGGGGATGTAGATAGGAAGAAACTCCTGGATGAAATATTGGATCTAGAGGTATTGGAACGGGCGCAAAGGGTTGCTAAGTTAGAGATTAAAGATCTTGAAGATAAGGTACTGGCCCGTACTGCATTATGGCATATAAAGAATACAGAACTGGAAACAAAACAGAAAGATCTGGTTGATTATGAGCAGAGAAATACTGAATATAAGAAGGTACATGCAGAAGAACTGGCTGATCTTAAGTTGAGATTAAAAGATGCTAGGGTAGACCAGAGAGAATTAGGAGATTCTCTCAAAGCTAGTTGTGGAGAATTAGATGTAGATAATAAGGCTCTAAAGAAGTTATCAGAACAGCTTATTTTGATTGACAAAAAAGAAAAGGAGATTGATAGTAAAGAGGGTAAGGATAAAGATTCTAAAGAGAAAATCCTAACGGTAGCACATAATGAGGTCTTTAGAATACAGAAAGAAATAACGGCTGTAAAGAATCTAGATATTGGAGTTAAATGCCCGACATGCCGACAGCCAATAACTTCCGAGCATAGAATATCTGTATTAAAAGAATTAGCAATTAGACAGGCAAAGGCTATTAAGTCAGAGGAAGAAGCTAAGAAAGTTTATGATGCCGCTGTTATTACTTTCGGAGCAGCAAAGTTGAAGGTGGAGATGGAAAAGGATAAGCTAACTATGCGGAAAACCCTCTGTACTCAGGATAAAGACAAGGTTAACAAGGAGATTGGAAGATTAAGTATCCTAGTAGGGGCTAAAGATAATGAGGTAACTGCTCTTAGTTCACGAGTGGAAAACAAGGGTCTTGAGAAAAACCCGTATAGGGATCTTATTAAGAAAGTTAATAATGAACTATTGGTTCTAGATAAGGACCTTGATATTCTTGGAGAAGAGATTGCAGGGGTTAACTCACAGATATCGGTACTGGAATTCTGGAAATGGGGCTTTGGTCCGGCAGGGTTGAAGAGTCACATCCTAGAATCCATAACCCCGATGCTCAATGAAATAGCCGACAAGTTCTCTGCAGGATTAACAGGTGGAGATATCAGAATACAATTTCAAACAAGAGAACAACTTAAAAGTCGGGACGACTTTGCTGAGAAGTTTGGGTTCTCTGTTACACTCCCAAAAGGTGGATCCTCCTACAAGCATTGCAGTGCAGGAGAGAAGAGACGCATTGACCTTATAATCATGTTCTCTCTTCAGAGTCTTCTTGAAGCTGTAACGGGGTTTACTTCAAACATAGTGTTCTATGACGAGGTTTTTGATCATCTGGATGCAACAGGCCGGGAGTTTGTCCTGGAACTCTTGGCTGAGGAAGCAACAAAGCGGGAGACTGTCTTTGTGATAACACAGGAAACAGCCTTGCGAGATTATTTTCAGTCAGTAATCACGGTGGAGAAAGAGGGGGGAATTTCTACTATAAATGCCTAGGGAATACAAAAGTGATTACGACTACTTTGCAGGGCAGAAGATATTTGGGACAGATGGTAAAGTCTATGGAATAATTCTTGACTATGCTGATATGTATATGTCCATAAGAAAGAAATCAATACACTTGTTTAGAAAACATATTGCATGGGGAATAGATATATGGGTGCTAGAAGAGTTGAAGTCACGAGAGATAACTTTCATAGGCATTATAGAAGTGGAAGAGTGGAAAGTGTATGTGGTGCCTGTGAGAATGGCTTGGTCACGGGGTATAACAGAAGCAGGACAGGTTTTTATCCCTTTGTATTTGTTTGACTATGCTACATGTGGAGAAACTGATGCCAAAAAGTGATCTGGAAAAAACAGCAACGGGAAAGTCTTCTCAGAGTAAGGGATCTGCTTTTGAATTGCAGGTATGCAAAAGGATTGCTCAGCATTTCAACCAACTTGGTGTGGATGGTCTTGTTTTTTCGTATGGAGATGATATCCATAGGACAGAAGGTTCAGGAAATACTGTCCACGAAAAGGGGGATATCATAATTCCACATCCCTTGCTTGCTATTTTGTTCCCGTTTATTATTGAATGCAAAGCGGTAGAAGGATGGACTCTGGAACAGATAGTCAGGTATGACAATGAGGATAATAAGGAAGACTGGTTTTTTGTTGAGGAATGGATGATGTTACAGAAACAGGTGTCTAGAGATAGGAAACCCATTGTTATTTTCAAGAGAGATAGGTCTGAAACATTTGTGCTGTTCAATCGTCAGAATGTATATATAGATTTGCAGGGAAAAGAAAACAGATTCTACATCCAATTCGCAGTAAGTAATGAATATATGGCGGTTATGACCTTGAATGGTTTTTTGGATGCGGTTGCGCCGTATGTGCGTGTGCAGAACGTAGTTAATAACTTCCGGAAGCTACAGGAAGTGTAAGGATTATGGCAGTAAAGCATAGGCACAAAACCAAAGACTCACTACCTCCAAACACAGTCCTGCTTATACAGGTACTCGGTCCGGTTAATATCCTGACACTGGTCAAAGAATATGGGGGGATCCAGATTAAATTCCCTAAGCTGGACACGTTCGATAATCCTGAATACCGAGAGAAATTAGCCCACGGATTAGTTGGAAAGGATATGAAGTGGCTCCTTAAAACCTTTGGGATGGGTACGTTAAGAAACCTATGCACCATATTTTCTGGACTTGAGATAAGCGTTCCTTCTCAGAGTACTCTTGAGAAATTTTCTAGAAACCAGCAGATCATAAAGAAGTTCAATGGACATAATATGCCGACA